TGACATTTTGCCAAATCTATTAACAATCTATAAACATTTTGTAAATACATATTTTTAACTTATTAAACTATTGACAAACAATTAACAATTAAAAGAGTTATTTTTAAGATATGGAATGGATTACGAAAACAGAATTTTCGATGCGCGTTTCACGGACTCGCAACCATGTCGATGATGCCGTTTCGAAACACATCATCGACGCGCGGGCCACTCCGAATGGAGGTCGCCGAGGAGGATATCGGATAAATTGGGACACGGAGGGAAAAAAATATCTGGCCTGGGATCTCGACGCGCACCTATCGAATTCGGAAGCGTGGCGTCCAGGAGATGAAAGCGAACCGCCTCCGATGAACGTCACCAACGTAGACGATACTTTGTGTGCAGATGAACCGCCGTCCATTATGTCTCCTCCTGCACTGCCTGAAAACCAGCGCGTGAATGCTGCGGTCAGTGACGAGGCTTTGGGTGATTTGCTGAAGTCCAATATAAGTAAGGATGAGGCGGAACGCATACAAAAGATTTTGAAGGCCCGCCGGGAATTGCTCGATTACAAGCACGATCAGGCCGAACTAATCTCGGTAAGCGATTTGGTTCCGCAGTTTCAGGAAATCGCGGTGATCGTCAGGAAAAAGATGCAGTCGATACCGCCGCGCGTGGCCCCTCTTGCGGCCGCTTGCGACGATCATTTCAAAATAAAGAAAATGCTGGAAGACGAGATAGACACGGCGCTGCGGTCATTTAATTTGTTCGTCAAGAAGCTGGAAAATGGCGAAATCACAAATTAACGAAATCTGGAAAGCCCTGAAACCACAGGCCAAGACGGTTTTTGTCGCTTTTTTCTCATCACTTTCCGTCCCGCCACGCGAGGATCTCGATGAGTGGTCGGACGAGAACAGAATTTTACCGGAAGGGACCAGCTCCGAACACGGACTTTGGAGGACTTCCAGATTTCCATTTTTGAAGGAAATAATGAAATGCCTTTCCCCGTCGAGTTCCGTAAAATACATCGACGTTCAGAAGGGCTCGCAGCTCGGATTTACCGAGGTCATGATAAACTGGATACTTTATACGATAGATCACGACCCTGGCCCGATGCTCTATGTACAGAAGACGAGCGGTGATGTGTCCGACTTTTCGGACCAGAAATTGCAGACATCGATAAACGCGTGTCCTGCCGTTGCTGATAAAGTAAATGGGCGGCGGGACGCAAAAGGCTCAAACAAAAAATTGATGAAGACGTTCCCGGGGGGATTCATCGCCCTCGGAGGCGCCGAATCAGCGTCATCGCTTCGATCGCGGTCGATCGGTAAGCTGGCTCTCGACGAAGTGGACAGTTACAAGGCCAATATTCAAGGCGAAGGAGACCCAATACTTTTGGCTGAACGGCGCACGTCCAACTTTCCGGACTGCAAGATCTTCAGAATTTCCACTCCAGGAATAGATGAGACTTCCCGCATCCATCCTTTGTACGAAATGGGAGACCAGCGGCAATATTTTCTTCCGTGCCCCCACTGCAACGCGTCCGCAGAAAAAAGCGGAACCTACTTTGTGATTAAGTGGAAGAACATAATCTGGGACAAGGGTCACACGGACACGGCTCGGTTAGTTTGTCCTACTTGCGGCTGTGAAATCGGAGAACATTACAAGACATGGATGCTTGAGAACGGAGAATGGAGGGCACAGAACCCTCACACGAAAGAACAGAAACCCGGCGACGTTGATGTACAGAGCGCATCTTTTTTCATTTCGGCGTTGTACTCCCCGCTGGGCTTCTTTTCTTGGTCTGGTGCCGCCCGGATGTTCGAGGAGGCTTCGCATTCCAAGGACCGCGAGCAACTTAAAGTATTCGTAAACACGGTTTTAGGCGAGACTTGGAAGGAATCGGAACAAGGCATGAGCTACGAGCTCATAAAGAACAGGTGCGAGGTTTACTCTCCTGACGGTACGTTCGACATTCCGCTTGGAGTGCGCATATTGACCGCCGGCGCCGACGTGCAGGCAGACCGCATCGAATGCGAGGTGCTTGGTCACGGCGCCGGAGGCGAGACGTGGAGCGTTGAGTATAAAGTATTCTACGGGGACACGTCGCAGGATCAGGTGTGGCAGGAATTTGATCTGTTCCTGCAAAAAAGCTACAGGCATCAGGCTGGAATACGGATGAACATTTCCGGCGCCGCCGTCGATTCTGGCTTCCAGTCAAAAAAGGTCTATTCGTTTTGCAGGAGCCGCGAGCACCGACGCATCTTTCCGATAAAGGGACGCAGCGAATGGGGAAAAGGGACTTTGGCTAGACCTAGGAAGCCGAACGAATACGGCGTCTGGCTTTTTATTTTGTATGTGGACGAGATAAAATTAAAGATAAATTCGACGCTGAAGGAAAGTTCGCCGGGTCCGCAGTATTGTCATTTCCCGAAGAATGAGATGTACGGCGACAACTACTTCAAGGGCCTTACCGCAGAAGTGCTTACCCGCACAAGGCGCGGAGGGAGGACGGTACTCGAATGGGTGCTTCCGAAGGGGGCGCGTAACGAGGCCCTAGATTGTAGATGCTACAATCTGTCTATGCTGGAAATCCTAGGGGTAGACATGAACGTGCTAGTCGAAAAAAACATTCTCATGACGAACACGCAGGTCGCCTCGCAACAACAGAAAAATGCCGTCCAAAATAAAGGACGGCGCATAATGATGAGGTAAGCGCTTATGGACGAAAGGACAAGGCTTGAAAAATTGAGATCGGCGCAGGACATGTACGCCCGCTATCTGGAGGCTGAAAGGTCCGTGCTTTTAGGGCAGTCATACAGTATTGGCGACAGGACGCTGACCCGCGCTAATTTGTCCGACATTGCGGCACAGCGGGAATATTGGGCCGCCCAAGTAACGGCGCTTGCCGAAAACAAGACCGGCGTCCGTTTTTTGCGCGTCGTACCGCGTGACATTTAATTTGTACACAACTTGCTTTAAATTTATTTTATACGTTTTTTTGTTTTTTGTCATGTTTATACAAATTAATTAGTTATATTTAGTCTATGCGGAACCCTGTAGATAACGTTGTTTCGTTCTTCAGCCCATCGGCTGGATTGAAACGCATGGAATCCCGTGCGCGGATGAAATACGCGTCGTCCATTTTCGGAGGGGGTTCTGATTTTTCTTTCGGGGAACCCGCCGGTTACGATGTCCCTGGAAGCCGCAAACGGTCGATGCGCGGATGGTCCACGCACGCTCTGTCGCCAGACAGCGACACGCTTCCAAAGTCCGGTATGGCCCGCGCGGCATCGCGCGATCTGGTGATGAACACGCCGCTCGCATCGGCGATAATGAAACGAATAAATACGAATGTCATCGGTCACGGGCTCACGCTCCAGAGCCGCGTAGACCGCGAAATGCTTGGGCTTTCGGACGATTACGCGGACGCCTGGGAACGAAAGGTCGAGAGCCTTTTCAGGGTGTTCGCTGATTCCAAAAACGTGGATCTTTCCGCGACGCAGAATTTTTATGAACTGCAGCGCTTGGCTTTCATTTCCCCGCTGTTGTCCGGAGACCTGTTTTTTTCATTGCCCTGGGTGGCCCGCAAGGGGAGCCCGTTTGAGCTCCGGATAAAACTAATGGAGTCGGATCTCTGCTGCAATCCAAATTATTCCGGCGATACGTACAAAATAGCCGGTGGAATTGAGGTCGATGATTACGGGGCTCCGCTTGCATATCATTTCATCTCGCATTATCCCATTGAAGCCGATCTGATCGACTTTCGGTCCCGCGACTGGGCTCGCATTCCTGCGTTCGATGCTTCCGGTCGCCGCAACATCTATCATTTGTACGAAAAGACGAGACCGGGACAGCGCCGGGGAATTCCGTTTTTGACTCCGGTGTTCAACAGCCTAAAGCAAGTTTCGCGCCTTTGCGACGCAAAGCTGATGCAAAATTTGATCCAGACGTTCTTCACCGTCTTCGTCAAGGATTCCAAGGGCCCGGTGTCATTGCAGCCGAATTTCTCCATCATGGATTCGGCAATTCCGGGACAGGACCCGGACAAGGAAAATCAATACGAATTAGGACAAGCTAACATCGTAGAGCTCGATGATTCTAAGGACGTGACCATAGCTGATCCGAACCGCACTGACACTGCGTTCGAGAGCTTTTTCAACGCAATGGTGAAGATGCTTTCGGCATCGTGTGAAATCCCGTTCGAACAGCTGCTCCTGCATTTTCAGGCTTCCTATTCAGCGAGCCGAGCTGCGCTACTTGAGGCGTGGAAGTTTTACCGCAGGTTACGCACAAGTTTCGCATCAGATTTTTGCCAGCCTGTCTACGAGGAATTTCTTTTTGAGCTCGTGTCAAAGAATGTCATAGAGGCCCCTGGATTCATGGATGACCCAATCCGCCGTGCCTTCTGGTGCAAGGCCAAATGGGGAGGAAGCGGGCAGGGATTGCTGAACCCGCAGAATGAAATCGGCGCGGCCGTGACGGCGATAAAGAATAATTTATCTTCACACGAGGACGAGTACACGGCGATGTCCGGCGGAGACTGGGAAGCGACTTTCAAGCGCAGTGCACGTGAGAAAAAACTCGTCGAAAAAAATGAAATGCAACCGGCGAACTATGAAGGAAAAGTAGAATGATATCTTTTGAAAAAATACGCGCCACGAAATGGGCGATCTTGCCGGAGGCCTTCGAAGCTTTGCTTTTAGGCGCTTCGTTCGGAGAAGCAGAAAAAAAAGCCGATATTCCGTTTTCTATCCCCGGCTTTGTTCATGTGGAAAATTCTTACCGCGCCATGAAAAAAGGAAGCGTAGGAATAGTTTCGATAATGGGTGAACTTGTAACAAAAGAATGGGATTCATGGTTCGGTTCCGTCAGCTATGAAAAATTATCCGCTGATCTGAAGATGCTCGACATGGACCCGACGGTGAAAAATATCGTCCTCGTCTTTGATTCGCCCGGCGGAAATGTGAGCGGCGTTTCCGATGCCGAAGCATCCATCAAAAATTTGAAGAAGCCCGCTATCGCTTATGTATTGGGATCTGCAGCATCTGCTGCCTATTGGCTTGCCTCTTCTGCAGACAAAGTATTCGCCTCGGAAACATCAGAAGTCGGAAGCATCGGGTGCGTGTGTTCCGTATTTGATTATTCTGGTCTCCTCGAACAGAACGGGATAAAGAAATATGACATTGTTTCCAGCGTGTCGCCCGACAAGCGCCCTGATTTTTCGACCAAGAAAGGCCGTGATGTTGTCCAGAATGAAGTGGACTCGATAGGAAATATTTTCGTTGAAAAAATTGCGGGCAATAGAAGCACGACTGTTGAAGACGTAAAGCAGAATTTCGGTGGCGGGCGTATGTTTGTCGCGTCCGAAGCGAAAGAAAAGGGCATGATCGACGGCGTTACGACGCTCGACGCATTGCTTTTGTCATTACAGACAAACGAAACTCTTGAAGAGGAGATCTATATGGATCAGAATAAAAATACTACGTCCGCTCCGAAAACAGAGCTCACGGCGGAAGGGCTGAAATCCTCGGCTCCGTCTGTCTACGGCGAAATTTTTCAGATGGGCGCGAAGGCTGAACGGGAACGAATCCAGGGAATCGAGAGCATCTCTCATCCCGACGCGCAGGGACTTATAGCGAAAGCGAAGTTTGACCCTGCGGCGACAAAGGAAAGCGTGGCGGTGGCTTTTGCGGAGCTCATGTCCGGAAAAGTTTCCGCGCAGAATGCGACCGCAAAAGAAATGCAGGATTCCGCACGCACACTAGCCCAAACGGTTGCACCGATAAATTCAAGTTCGGCGGCAATGACGGATGCGGAAAAAGAAAAGGCCTTGGATGCCACGATGGCAAAGGCCATGGACGAAGAATCTAAAAAGAGGAGCAAATGAATATGACCGAATTTGAACATGTCGAAGACAAATTAATCGCAGGTGGATTCCCGATTGCGAGCAAGGCCTGCATCGTCTCCGCCGGAGAAGGCGCACTTTCTCGCGGCACCGTGCTCGGTAAGCTGACTGCTACAGGTAAGCTCGCCGTTTGCGACAAGAGCGCAAGCGACGGGTCGCAGACACCATATGGCATTCTGGCAGAGGACGCAGAAAGCGTCATCGCGGCAGTCTCCGCCGTCAAGACCGTTACTTTGTCCGGAACTCCTGTCGATACCAAAGTAGCGACGCTCGTCATCGGCGCCAAAAGTTACGCTTATACGGTTCAGACATCGGACACGGCAACCCTTGTGGCTGCTGGTATCGCGGCTCTCGTCAATGCTGACGGGACCGCTGAATTTGCGGCTGCTGCTGCAAATGGAGTTCTCACGCTCACCGCCGTCACCTCCGGAATTGATGCGAACGATATTTCCATTTCGTTCACCGCGGGCGATTCCGGTGTTTCCGGCGTTGTGGTTGTTGTCGCCGCAGGCGTAAATTCAGACGGTATCGACTCCCTTTTCCCGGTTTATCTGTCCGGGGAGTTTAACCCGGATGCGCTGATTTTCGCGAGCGGCACCACTGCGGAAGACATGGAAACAGCGATGCGCAACGTATCGCTGTTCCAGAAAGAAGTAATTAATTTGTAATAAAGGAGAACAAGATGGCTAATGACATTTCTATTTATCAGCCTCGCAGAATGCTTCGCGCATTGGAGCAAGCAGCTCCAGCGACATCGTTCCTGCTGGACACTTTCTTTTCTCGTGTCGTCGATGTTTCCGATACCGAGGTGATCGATATCGACATCGTTGACAAGACAGGTCGAAAGATGGCGCCGTTTGTCTCGCCGCGCCTCGAAGGCAAGGTCATCAAGGCCCGCGGTTTCAAGACGCGTTCCTACAAACCGCCGTACCTCAAGCCTAAAACGATCACCCACGCCGGTGACCTGTTGACCCGCTCTCCTGGGTATTCGATTTATGACCCGGCTGATTCTCTTGAAATGCGGGCCTCCCGTAAGCTTGCAACCGAAATGCTGGATCTTCGCGATTCCATCACTCGGCGCATGGAATGGATGGCGGCGCAACTCATGGAAACAGGAGCGATGGACATCAAGGGAGACGGCATCGATGACGTTATCGATTTCGGGATGAAGGACACGCACAAACTAACGCTGTCCGGTACCGCTCTCTGGAGCAACGATGCATCCGATCCAGACATGGACATTGAAAATTGGGCTACCCTTTGCGGCGATGATTCTGGCGTTTATCCCACCGATGTCGTTCTAGGCAAGGATGCCTATGCGGCCTATCGGAAAAATCCGCAGGTGCTCGCAAACCTTGATAAGCTTCGGCTCAATCTCGGTCAAATGGCTCCTGAAGCTCCATCGAAAGCACAGCGGTTCATCCGTCGTCTTGATTCTGCTGGGGTAAATATCTGGACGTATGCCGAGGGCTATTATGATGATGATTCCGAGACCACGAAAAAGTTTGTACCGGACAACAAAATTTTCATTGGCTCCTCGCAGGCCTACGCGGGTCAGCACTTTGGAGCGATTCAGGATTTTGATTCTCTCGTTCCCGTGGCTTATTTCCCGAAGATGTGGGAAGAGAAAGACCCGAGCGCCAGAATGCTGATGATCCAGAGCGCACCGCTCGTGGCCGCACATCAGATCGACGCGTTCCTTTGTGCGCAGGTTACCGCCTGATGAAATATAAGGTGCTGCATTCAGTTTGGACTGGGAAAAATAATCTTCCCGGATCAACGATAGAAATAACCGACGAGGCGGAAGCCGCGCGGTTAAAGTCGCTCGGGGTTATTTCTGATTTTTCAGAATCAGGGTCGCTTTCGGGACTGAATATTTCTCCTTATGTTTTGGATAAACTAAATAAAGCCGGGATTGCCGATGTCAAGGCCTTAAGTGGCAAGACGGTAGGCGATCTCGTGCTTCTTGGATTTAAAAGAAAACATGCAGAACGGATGCTGAAAAATGTCAGATAGTTTGTACACACTCGGAAAGGAACACATCCTTGGCGGAGATATAGACCTCCAGAACGATGACATATCCGTACTGCTTTTGTCTTCTGATTATGTGATGAATTTGGCCACGGATGAATGCAGGACGGCGATTCCGGATGATGCCATCATCGCCGAAGCGAGGCTAAGTTCTAAAAAAATAACTGGCGGCGTCTTCGATGCCGATGACCTGACATTTCAGAACGTGTCGGGAAATCCGATAACTCAATTCGTCATTTTGAAGGACGCCGACATTTATTCTCAAGCGTGGCTTATTCTGCACGGCTCTATTTCCGTGACGCCTGACGGGACTCAAATTACCGTCCAGTGGGACAACGGCGACGATAAAATTTTCAGGATATAAAGAATGAGCGTTATCATCGACATTACGGGCATAGATTCCACGGCAGAAGCCGGGACGCAGACTACTGACAAAGTTGTCCGTAACGCATTTCATGCCATGATGGAACGCGATCTTGGAACTGTCTTTTTCAACGCCGGAGAGTTTGCTGAGCCGTTGATCTACAGACATATGACGGGCGAGACTGAAAATTATTACGGCATCTATCAAGACCCTTCCGAATCGGTATCGATTGGTATCGACAACCAAATTCTTGACGCCTCCCCGACGCTGAAGATGCAGGAAAAGACGATGAAAAGACGGGCCAGAAAGGGAGACCGTGTAGAGATCCGTGGAATAGCATATAAGGTAAACGATCCCAAGCCGGATGGCACGGGGGTGATAGTTTGTACGCTATCGAGGGAGGATAGGGAATGATCCATCCTAGGACACAGTTACGGGAAACGATTCTAGAATCAGTTAAGGCGTTTGTAGACAAAGGAATCAAGGTCCAGCTTACGCGTCCTTCAAACGTGAGCTTCGAAGAGCTTCCATTGATTCTGATCTATTTCGAAAACGAAACCGAGCGGGTCATCGTAGGGAATGACTATTTTCCAAAAAATTATGAAAGGACATTGACTTTAAATGTCGACATAATCGCCGAAGGCCAGGAAGACCCCGATACTTTTTTGGACAAGATTGCGTTCCAGGTAGAGAGCGCCTTCCACTTAGACCCGCTTTTTGGAAAGCAATGCTACGGCTGCAAGTTAGTGTCAGTGAAGCCAATAACCGTAAGCGATACTGGCGAACGGTCGGTTGAGTGCCAGCGTCTTACATACAACATTTTATACCAGTCTGACGCATATCTAGCAAAACGGGAAGATGAATTTTTGAGTTTTGACGCCACCATAAAAGATGGCACGGAAACAACAACAACAATCAGGGAGAAATAAAATGAGCGGAGTACCGTCAAATATCGTAGTGCCGTATGTCGGAATCGATTTCGACAATTCACGGGCGAACACCGGAAGCGCGTTGCTGAATTTTCAGGCGCTGATTTTCGGACAGAAGACATCGAGCGGAACGGGGGAAACCGGGAAGATCATTCGTGTCTATGACGCCGACAGCGTAGGAAAACTTGCAGGCTTCGGCTCGCAGGTACATCTCGAAGCGATCAGTTGGTTTAAGAACAACTCCGCGACGGATGCGTTCATTTATATGTTGTCTGACGAAAGCGGCGCAACGGCTGCTACATATTCGATTACCGTCACTGGTCCAGCGACGGCGAGCGGAGAACTCGACCTGTATATTGGTGGTAAGCGCATTGCCGTTTCTGTTTCTTCCGGGGACACGGCGGAAGAAATTGCTACCGCGATTGCGGAGGCGATAAACGATGAATTGAATTATCTCCCCGTAAAATCAGTTTCCGCGACGGAAGGCGTGATTTCGATGACCGCCAAGAATGCCGGGACGGTTGCAAACAGACTCGATGTCCGCTTCAATTATTCGGATGGGGAAGTTTTCCCGGATGGCGTCGGTTGTGCATTCGCGTGTGTAAGCAGCGGGGCCACAGATCCGACTGTATCAGATATGTTGTCTGCAATCGGTGACGCGTGGTTCAACGTATTCGTTGGCCCATACACTGACGGAACTAATTTATCTGCAATGCAGGAGGAGCTTTCGGACCGTAATTCGTCCATCCGCCAGATCGACGGCGTCTACATTTGCGCCTTGAATGACACGCTTGCGAACTTGATTTCTGCCGGAACTGCGACGGGCCGGAACTCCCGTTTCGTGGGACTCCACGGCGTTCCTAATTTTCCGACGAATGATTATCAAATCGCCGCAGCGATTGCCGGGGCATACGCCGAAAGCGCGGCGGACGATCCCGCGAAGCCGCTTCACCGCATTACTTTATCCGGGGTGATTTCTCCGGACAAGACAGATCGCCTTACACTGCTTGAGCGCAACAGCCTTGCGAACAACGGCGTCGCTACCGTAAACGTAAGCGATGACGGCGCCATCACTGACGCCACTATCACTATGTACCGAACGAATTCAGCGGGAGTGGCTGACACGAGTTATAGACAACTGAACACGATGTTCACGCTTATGTATCTCCGTTACAGTTTCCGTAACTGGATTCTGACCCGTTATCCTCGCGCAAAGTTGTGCGATAACATCGACAACATAGGCCCAGGTCAGCAGATCATAACGCCTTCCATAGGGCGCGGAGAGGCTCTGGCGTGGTTCCGCGAAATGGAATACAAGGGTCTCGTCGAGGATTTTGACACGTTCAAAAAGACGATGACCTGCACCCGCGCTACAGACAACGTAACGCGCCTTAACTGGAACTTGACCCCTGATCTTATGAATCAGTTCATCGTCGGCTCTGCAACGATTCAGTTCAAAAATTAAGGAGAAAAATCATGAACAGAATTTCGGGATACATGACATTGCAATACAACGGTAACGTTGTGAACGCGGTAGGTGATTTTTCTTATAATCTCGGTAAGCCGAAAAGAGAAACGCTTGTCGGGCCTGACCGCATACACGGTTATAAGGAAACGCCGCAAGTGCCTTACATCGAAGGCGAAATTCGTGACGGCTCGGATATTGATCTCGCTACGATCTGCACGCTCAAGGACGTTACCGCGACGCTCTCGCTGGCTAATGGGAAGACAATCGTCCTAAAGGACGCGATCTATTGCAGTGACGGAAAGGTCGGCACGGGAGAAGCGAACATCGAATTCCGTCTCGAAGGAAGCCGCGCCGAAGAAATCGCGGCTTAATAAGGAGGACAAAAAATGTCAGAGGAAAAATTTGAACTGCCTTACACTCTTGCCTTAAAGAAGCCAGTCATTGTAGGCTCGGATACCGTTTCCGAACTCGTGTTTCATCGAGAGCCGGAAATGGGCGATTTTGACAACATGGATCTTTCGTCCCTGAAGAGCAAGGATCTAATGTTCATTTTGTCCAAAGTAACTGGGCAGCCAAAAAAGACGGTGATCGACAAACTTTCGTTCCGCGATGGAATTAAAGCCATGGAGATCATCAATCATTTTTTAGCCGATGCCCCGGAGACTGGCGAAGAGAACTGACCGTCTTTGCCTATTTTTACAAGTGGTCTCCCGGACAACTTAAAAAATTAAGTTGTTCGGAAGTCTCCTCTTGGGCTAGAGAAACTTCGTGGCTTGTCGATAATTTACCCGGAGGTTAATTTATATGGCATTGAGACCAGTAAAAATTATAATCGCTGGCGTAGATAAATTTTCAAAGACGTTTTCTGATTCGCAGAAAAAGTTAAAAAAACTCAGTAGCGGGATGACGTCGATCGGAAAGAAAATGTCGGTAGGCCTTACGCTACCGATAGTCGGCGCAGGTGTCGCCGCAATGAAAGCGTCGATGAACTTCAACGAGGCTATGGGAAACGTACAGTCGTTGGGCCTTTCCGGAAAGCGTATAAATGAACTGAAAAAAAGCGTTCTCGACGTTTCCGATACGACGGCAGAAAGCGCGACGGAAACAGCCAATGGTTTGTATCAGGTCATTTCCGCTTATGGCGATTCCGCAGATGCCGCAGGACAGTTGCGGGTAAGCGCACTGGCGGCGAAAGCCGGTCTAGCATCTACGACTGACGCGGTTGCCCTTATTTCCGCAGTTACGAAAGGCTATGGAGACACTAGCGCGATTGCGCAGCAGCACGCCTCTGATCTAGCATTCACCGCCGTAAAACTTGGACAGACGACTTTCCCTGAACTTGCTGCGAGCATCGGAAAGGTAACGCCTTTTGTCACGCAGTTAGGCGTTTCGCAGGAAGAACTCTTCAATATTTTCGGCACGTTCACGGGCGTGACCGGGAATGCGGCAGAAGTTTCCACACAACTTAAAGCGGCATTAAATGGGCTTCTTTCTCCTACCGAGAAGATGACGAAACTTTATGCGGCTTCCGGCTATGCAAACGGTAAAGCGCTCATAAAAGCAAAGGGGCTGGGAGGAGCGCTGAAATTTGTTAATTCGGCAGCTACAGCAGCAGGAATTCCTTTAGCTGATTTGTCCAGTTCAATCGAAGGACAGACGCTAATCATGTCGCTCGCGGGCGCACAATGGAAAACTTTTATGGACAAGCAAAAGGAATTCAATGACACAGCGGGCGCGACTCAAAAGGCTTTTGACGCACAAACTAAAGGCATCAATAAAAGTGGTTTTGCTTTCGCACAGATGAAGGCCCGGCTGGAAAGAATGTTCATAAAACTGGGCGACGTGTTAGCACCAGTTATGGACAAATTAATTGACGCGGTTACACCCATCGTCGATTCCTTTTCACGACTTGATCCTTCCGTGTTGGCTGCAATCTCCGTGTTTGCTGGCCTTGCGGCCGCAATCGGACCCGTCGTTTTGTTTGCAGGACAGCTTATTTCAGCATTTACGACTATCGCCCCTATCGTTTCCAGCCTATGGGGCACCATTTCCGCAGGTGCCGGAATTTGGGGAGCTTTAGGGGGCGCTTTTGCAGTAATCATAAATCCAATTACCTGGGTCGTTGCGGCGATTGGAGCGGTGATAGCTGTTTTTGTAGTGCTCTGGAATAAATGCGATAAAATGCGGATGGTCTTCAAGTTGCTTTTCAACGCCGTTAAGTTTGTGTTCGGCGGGATTTTCAATTTCATCAGCATGGTATTCTCAAAAATTTTCGGAGTCGCAAAAAGATGGCTTCAACCCGTGTTCGATTTTGTCAATGGGCTTTTCGACAAGCTTCTCAAACTCGCGAATTTTTTACCTGACAGCGTAAAAAAAGCAATCGGATTTGACGAGGTTACGAAAGGGCTTTATAACGGTACGGCAGAAAAGAAAAAAGAAGAGGACTACAAGGAAAATTCTAAAGGCTTATCTCCTGAATTTAATTTATCTCAAAAAGAAGAAGGGAAAACGCCTGAAAATTTAGTGACAAAGGTCGTCACTAAAGCGAACGAGAATGTCGCCCAAAAACAGATGACAGATTTCGCGAAACGTGGAACCCAGAACAATGAATTCAAGGGAACCCTTGTAATAAAAGGGCTACCGCGCGGTTCATCTATGACTGTAGATAAAGGAAAGATGGACATAGACCTTCAGACAGGCCTTATAATGGGAGGTGTCTGATGGCTTCGGCGTGGCTTGACAGATATTTGCAGGGTTCATTCCGTGGCGTCGAGTTCTATCTTGATTCGCATTCCGTTTCCGGAGGCCGCCGTCTTGCGAAACATACCTTTCCTTTTTCAGACGAGTACGACGTTCAGGACGTAGGAAAAAAAGATCCTGATTTTTCGATGGAATGCTACATCGTGGGGGACGATTATTTCGCACAACGTAATAAGCTGGAAAATGCGCTTAACGCGGAAGGCGCCGGGCTTCTGGTACATCCGTATCGCGGTAAAATAAAGTGCTTCGTGGATTCTTTTACTTTGTCCGAAAGCACTGGCGAAGGACGGAAGGCATCTTTTTCTATAAAGTTCATCCCCGACAGGTCTGATTTTCTATCCATCCCAAAGACGCACGGGATAACGGTTTCCGGCAATGGTTCGGCGGGCGTAATCGTCGAATCGGTAAGCGCCGAAACATCGGCAATTTCGGAAAAAGCGACTCTTTTTGATTCCCTTCATAAGTCATTCACCGCGGCTTACGACACGGCGGAACTTTCAGTAAACAAACTGAACAAGCTGGTAGATTTTCTTGACAGCATCGACGGCGTCCTTGAGGATGCCAAGACTATGATGTCCGTATATTCTGATTACAGACAAATTCTTAGCAATGCGGAAGGCAAGCTGATTGCTATTTCTATAGATGCCGAATCTTTGATAAACACGCTTGAGGAGATAATTGATTATGGAACAGATTCGTCGAAAGACGTAGAACCCACGAGCGACAACGCATTCAGCCAATTCCAGTCACTTCTTTCAGCGCTGGAATCAATGGAGGAAACTCCAGACAATGACGATGCCGCCGATCAACTGGCTTTTGCCACGACAGTCCTGATTGCCGGAAGCGCCGCTACGCTTTTGATGTACTGCTCTTTTTCTGATTCAGATTCGGCTTCCGAAGCTGAAGATAGTTTGTATGGAATATTTGATTCAATCGTCGAAAATTATCTTGCCACTGATGATGAGATAAAGAGCATCCGAGATCTCCGCAGTTATGTGCATTCCGTTGTACAGTATAACGTTTCAGAAATAGGAAAAATAAAGAGCGTCACCATTGATTCCGTTGAGCCGAATTTATCTTTTGCTTACAAATTATATGGCGATCTTGACAATGATACCGATCTGATTGACAGGAACAAAATAGAGAACCCGCTTTTTGTCCCTGCCGGAATCCCGCTTGAGGTGCTTATAAATGAAGCATGAATTTGCATTAGAACTCGGCGGTAACCGCTACAAGGGTTGGGACAATGTGACCATCGAAAAATCAATGGAGCAATGCTGTTCAACTTTTTCCATTGACGTGATCGACTCTTCTGTCCTTGACTCTATTTACCCTGGAATACCGTGCAGGCTTTTTATTGATGACAAAGTAATTTTGACAGGATATGTAGACAAACGATCTCGCAAGGCTAACGAATCAGGCGTTGTCACGATCATTTCAGGGCGTGATAGGACGGGCGATCTAGTTGACTGCACCGCCGTAAAAAAGGGCGGAGGATGGAAGAACACCTCGCTGCTCACTTTATGTAAGGATGTCTGCAAGCCTTACGGCATAAGCGTTTCCGTCGATTCTATGGTAAAAAGTTCAGTAAATGAAAAGTTCGGGTACGTGAAGCTTGACGATTGCGAAAGCACTTTTTCTTTGATTGAAAGGCTATGCCGGATGCGGTCTGTAATTCCGCTTTCAGATTCAAACGGTAATCTGTTATTGACGGTATCATCGTCGTCATGCACGACGGACGCGCTTGTCGGTGGGAAAAATATAATCGACTGGAACGAAGACATAGATTATTCAGGTCGTTATTCAATCTATTATGTTTCATCGCAATCATCGGGTAGCGGAAATTCGTGGAACGGGAAAAACGTCAAATCGAATGGCACGGCGACTGACAGTTTCATCGGCTCTTTTCTTGGCCGTTACAGGCCATTGAGAATAAGTTCGGAATCGTCATCGAGTTCTTCATATCTAAAGGCCCGCGCCTCTTGGGAGGCGGTGAACAGGGCCGCGAAATCAACTGGGATAAATGTTTCCGTTTCGGGCTGGTTCCAGAGCTCCGGCGATCTCTGGGAAAGGAACTTGCTGGTTCCCGTAGAATATGAAAAGCTGAATTGCTCGTGCACTATGCTTATAAATTCTGTTTCGTACAAAATAACTGAACAGGATGGATTTATGTGTGAGATGACCTTGAAGGATGCCGATTCGTTCACGCCTGAACCGTCAGCCGTGATTGCTAAAAATAAAAAAAAGAACAATCCTTTCGCGGGGATTAAATTTTGAATAGTCTTCAAAGCCTTATAAACCGGGCATTGAATCCGATAAGAGAAAAAATATCTCATGCCGTCCTGCGTGCGATAGTGAGCGGTATTGATGATTCAAAAGCCATGCAGCTTTTGAAAATATCATGCGCCGAAGATGACGCCACTGAAAAAGTAGAGCACCCGCAGGAATACGGATTGTCAAGCGTCGCCCCGTATGGCGGGGAGTCCATTGCCGTAAGGATAGGCGGGCGGGCCGATGATTTGGTGGCGCTGATTTCTTCATATTCAAAATCACGGCCTACCAATTTAGAGACCGGAGAAGTTTGTCTGTGGTCTGATTTCGGACAAAGGATTACTCTTAAAAAAGACGGAAGCATTTCCATTGCTCCGGCATCAGGTAAAAAAATAATTCTAGATGCGGATGTGGAAATAACCGGGAAGGCCGATGTTACAGGCATTGTCACAGGTTCTGATTGCCGGGCCGGAACCGTTTCGCTGTTGAATCACGTGCATAGCGGTACTTCTCTTGTCTATAATGTTTCCACAGGTTCTATAACTGGATTTACAGGCGCTCCTGT